TGGAGAAACAGATCCAAAGAAATGGATAGTGTAGAAATAAATGGTATCACTTATAAGATAGATGGTGAATCATTAGCATTTATGTGTGATTTGGTTGACGCAAATGTACATCATTATGAGGATGGTAGCTGGGAAATTATTCAAATATTAGGTAAACATAAAAAGGAAGAATAATGATAGAACAATTAAAGAAATTTTTAATAGATTTATCAAGTGAAATTTGTAGTGAAAGCACAAAGACTGCAGGTGAGATTTGTGATAAAACAAAGAAAGCAAATGCTGACTTTGTTAAAGCAATAATGGAGAGTATCTAATGGCTGACGCAGTATCAGTACAAACAATTGCCGATACATCTGGCGTAAAATATGTTTGTAAATTAACTAACATATCAGACGGAACAGGTGAAACTTTAGTCAAAAAAGTTGACGCAAGTGAATTAACTTTTATGACCGAAGATGGTAATAGAACAATTGCACGAGCATATTGGTCAGTTAATACTGCTAATTCAAAATCAGCAGTAGAGTTAGTTTGGGATGGTGCAACGAATGCCACGGCATTATTGTTATCTGGTCAAGGTTTTATGGACTTTAGAACAGATGGAAATAGTGTTCCAAACAATTCAACAACACCTACAGGCGATATTTTGTTAAGTACAAAAAACTTTGCCAGTGGAGATAATTATACAATTATTGTGGAGTTTAGATAATAGTTTGTATAAATAATAAAGAGAGATAGATTAGATGAAGCTAATTACCGAAGAAATACAAAACGCAGAATATATTGTAGAAGAATCTAAAGATGGCAAAAAGAATTATGCCATTAAGGGGATTTTTATGCAAGCGGATGTCAAAAATCGTAATGGTCGAGTCTATCCACAAGAAGTATTACAAAGAGAAGTAGTACGTTATAACCGAGAATTTATCAATAAGAATAGAGCATTTGGGGAGTTGGGTCATCCAGAAGGTCCAACGGTGAATTTAGAACGAGTAAGTCATATGATTAAATCACTCTATCCTGACGGAAAAAACTTTATGGGGGAAGCTAAAGTTTTAGATACCCCTTATGGAAAAATTGTGAAAAATTTAATTGACGAAGGCGCTAAACTAGGAGTTTCAAGTAGAGGAATGGGAACTTTATATCAAAGAGGTGGCGCTAATTATGTCAAAGACGATTTTTACCTTGCTACGGCTGCAGATATAGTTGCAGACCCATCAGCTCCAGACGCCTTTGTAGAAGGCATTATGGAAGGCAAAGAGTGGGTTTGGGACAATGGCAGATTAAAAGAGCAAGCTATATCAGAATTAAAGTTGCAGGTCCTGAAGGCTAAGAGAGAACAAATCGCAGATGTTAAAGCTCGTGTGTTCGAATCTTTCCTTAAAAACCTGTAATTTTATAAATAATAACACGCAATTCCCTAGGGAATAGTGGGATTATTTTTAATTAACAAGCGAACCTTAAAAGGGAGAGAATAACAATGGCAAATACAAATGCAGACGCACCTAAAAGAAATGCAGTTGCAGGCGAAGCCCCAAAAAGTTTAAGTACGACTATTCAGAATGTGATCCAAAAAGCGGTAACATCTCCGAATGATCCAAAAATAGATTTTGCACAAGGAGTTAACCACATAACTGGTGACGCTCATCAAAAAAGTGCAGGCAAAGCTGACCCAATGCAATCTTTAAAAGCTTCTACTGAACCAGAAAAGAAACCTGAGGCAGTAAAAGAAAATGAGGATGCGCCTAAGGAAAAAGAAATAGTGAAAGCAAACGCTGAGAAAGAAAAAGAAGTGAAAAAAGAATCAGATGATGAAAAGAAAAAAGAAATCAAAGCAAATGCTGACGCTGAAAAAGAAAAAGTTGCAGAGCAAGATGAAAAAGAAGTAGTTAAAGCTCAAGACAAAAAAGATGATGAAAAAACTTTAAAAGCTAACGCTGACAAAGAAAAAGAAGTGAAAGAGCAAGACGAAAAGAAACCAGAAGAAATCAAAGCTAACGCTGAGAAAGACGCTGAGAAGAAACTTCAAGCTCAAACAGACGCTGAGAAAAAAGCTGATGTTAAAGAACAAGATGATAAAGAAAAAGAATTGAAAGCGAATGCCGATGCTGAAAAAGCAAAGGAATTAAAAGCTCAAGAAATTAAAGATAAAATGAAACAAGTTGATGTTAAAGAAGATGTTAAGGCTTTAGTTGGAAACGAGTCTGATTTATCAGATGAATTTAAAACAAAAGCTTCTACAATATTTGAGGCTGCAGTAAGAAACAAACTTGCAGAGGAAGTAATCAGATTAGAAGATGAGTACGCTGAAAAAGTAAAAACGGAAACTGAAACTGCTAAAAACGAAATAGTAGAAAAAGTTGACGGTTACCTTAATTACATAGTCGAGGAGTGGATGAAAGAAAACGAATTGGCTGTAGAAAAAGGACTTAAAGGCGAAATCGCTGAGGACTTTATATCTGGCCTCAAAAAACTATTTGAATCTCATTACATTGATATTCCGGAAGAGAAATACAATGTTATTGAGGATCAAGCTGCTAAGATAGATGAGTTAAACAAAAAACTTAATGAGTCTATTGAGAAAAATGTTAAACTTAACCAAGAAAATGCTAAACATACTAGAGATGAGATCCTTGCGGATGTCGCTTCTGATTTAGCTGATTCTCAAAAAGATAAGTTTAATGGCTTGGCAGAGAATGTTGAATACAATGACGCTGCTGATTTCAGAAAGAAAGTAGAAACTTTAAAAGCTTCTTACTTTCCTAGAGAAAAAGCAACGAGTGATGAAGTAAATGATGTGGCGGGAACACAAGGAAATGTTGATACAGAAGTTACTGAATCAATGGCTGCATATACCGCTGCTATAAGCAAACAAAAAAAATTAGACATTTACAATAAAAAGTAAAGCTAATTTATTGTTAACAATAATAAGATAGAGGAGAGATAGATATGTATTTATCTGAAGCTATACAACAAAAGTGGCAGCCAGTTTTAGACCATCCAGAATTACCAAAGGTAACTGATGGCTACAAACGTGCGGTCACTGCTATGGTGTTAGAAAACCAAGAGAAAGCGCTTAAAGAAGATGCTCAGTTTATGTCTGAAGCAGCTCCTGCTAACGCAACTGGTTCTAATGTCCAAAACTGGAATCCTATCTTAATTAGTCTAGTAAGACGTGCTTTACCTAATTTGATTGCATATGACGTATGTGGTGTGCAACCAATGTCAGGTCCAACTGGTTTAATATTTGCTATGAGAAGCAGATACGCAACGCAGTCTGGAACTGAAGCGCTTTTTGACGAAGCTGATTCAGATTTTTCTGGTAGAAATGCTGCTGGTAGTTCAGTTGACGGTTATTCAAGTACCGCTCACGCTGGATCTAACCCAGGAGTATTAAATGATGGTTCACCTGGTACCTACACAGCTGGTACTGGAATGACAACTGCTAAAGCTGAAGCTTTAGGAGACGCAACTGGTAATGCATTCGCTGAAATGGCTTTCTCAATTGAGAAATCTACGGTGACTGCTAAATCAAGAGCTCTTAAAGCAGAGTACACAATGGAACTTGCTCAAGACCTTAAAGCAATTCACGGTTTGGATGCGGAAACAGAATTATCAAATATTCTTTCTGCTGAAATACTTGCTGAAATTAACCGAGAGGTAGTGAGAAGTATCTATGTAGGTGCTGAATTCGGACAAGCAGATAACGATAACTCAAATGCGGCTATCAATACAACTACAGCTGGTATCTTTGATTTAGATACTGACTCAAATGGTAGATGGTCTGTTGAGAGATTTAAAGGCTTAATGTTCGCAGTAGAACGTGACGCAAACACAATCGCTCAAAGAACTCGTAGAGGAAAAGGTAATATAATTATCTGCTCTTCAGACGTTGCTTCTGCATTGCAAATGGCTGGTGTACTAGATTATACACCTGCTTTAAATAACAACTTAAACGTTGACGACACAGGAAACACTTTTGCTGGAGTATTAAACGGAAAATATAAAGTTTATATTGACCCTTACTCTGCTAACCTTGGCGCTAACGCTTCACCAACTAAACAATATTATGTTGTTGGATTCAAAGGTGCTTCACCTTACGATTCAGGAATATTCTATTGCCCGTATGTACCATTACAAATGGTTCGTGCTGTTGGACAAGACACATTCCAACCAAAAATTGGTTTCAAAACAAGGTACGGCCTAGTTGCGAATCCTTTTGCTGGTGCTGGTTCTGGAGATAACATTACTGCTGACGGCTTAACAGCTGCTAACAGCAATAGATACTACAGACGTGTTCAAGTTGCTAACATTATGTAATATCGTTATATTACAATAAACGAATTAAAAGGGCGGGGAAACTCGCCCTTTTTTTAGCCTTCCTTCCCATATAAATAGTAGTATGACAACATTAAAAGTATTAGATAGACAACCGACTAAAATGGACTATGCAAGTCCTACGCAGTTTAAATTCTCTATTCAAAAATTGCCTAAAGTAGAATATTTTTGTACAGCAGCTAATGTACCAGGTATAACTCTAGGAACAGCAATACAAGAAACTCCTTTAAAACAAATGCCTATGCCAGGCGATAAGTTAGATTATGAAAATTTAACAATTAGTTTTATTGTAGATGAGAATTTAGAAAACTGGAGAGAATTACACGGATGGATGACTGGTTTAGGATTCCCTAAAGACTGGTCACAATTTAGAACATTACAAGGAGCTGCAGACACTCAACCAGGAACAACAAATGTAGGGTTGAGTAAAGAGTTAGGTAAGATACAAAAACCTATACAAGATGACGCAGGATTATATTCGGATGCTACTTTGCATATATTATCAAGTAAGAATAATACAATATTAGAGGTTAGATTTAGAGATTTGGTCCCAATCAGTTTATCTGGTTTAGATTATAACCAACAACCTACTGATATAGATTATTTAAGAGCAAGCTGTACATTTACATATAAGATATATGAATTTGCTCAATCTATGGCTTCTCAAACTATAGAAACTACCTCGTAGTCCTTGACTTTTTTATATTTTTTGATATAATAGCTATATAACTGATTTGGAGATATTATGACATTAGAAGAATTACAAGATTTAGCAGACAAAGATTTAAAGATAAATGATACTGAATTGGATTTAGAATCATTAAAGACACCACAATTACATAACAAGTATTGTAAATTTCACAACAAATTTAAAACACTATTAAAACAATCGGAAGACCAATTAGCGATTTTGCATAGGGAGAAATGGGAATACTTTACTGGTAAATCAGACCCAGCAGTCTATCAAGCTAAACCATTTAATCTAAAAATTTTAAGACAGGATGTAGATAAGTATATCAATTCGGATCCTGATATAATA